CTCTCAATAACCTGATACCCGGCAGACTTCGCCGCAGGTTCGCCGCCACCAGGTCGACGGTCTGACTTCTGCTCAAGCTCCTTGATACGGCCTTCAAGTTCGGTCCCTTTAGCAAGCACCTCGTCCACAGCTGCTTTGGTTTCTGCAGCAACCTGACCTTGTGTCGACATTTCCTTCTTGAAAGTGTCGAGGGTTTCCCCGGTCTTTTGAAAGTTCTCACCGAACTGTTCCTTAAGGCCTTCCAGTGCCTCAAGGACTTGGTCTCCAGACTCGCCCTCGCCGCCTTTGTCCTTGCGGCCAAATTCACGAGATGGAATGCCTGTATGTTTCACAATAGCGTTCATCGATCTTTTCCTTCTTCAGAGTTTGAAATCGGCAAAGTCGGCAGTGATGCTCTTGATCCTGTCAACGATTGCCGTGCTGTCGGTGTCGCTGTCTGCGCCAGACTCTCTCTGAAGCAATTCTCTCATGCCGTTGTTCGCGACGCATGCGGCTTGAGTTTTTGAGAAACCTGCCTCACGCAGGAGCTTCTCGAAATCCTTTAAGTTGGGCAGTCGACCGTGAGCGAGTTTGAACTTCACCTCATCAACACGGGACTCATCGTTCGCCGGGAAAGTCACTAGCGACACTTCCAGCAGCTTTAGCCTTTCCAAAGTTCGAACACCGGTCGTTTCGTCGCGACTGGACTCTTCGACCATGTAGCCGATAGACAGTCCGGAGACGGCACCAGCCTGCATCAGCGCATAGGTTTCCGCTGCCTGCTTGACGCTATCAACCAGCAACTTGCCAGAAACCTTGAGGCCTTTTTCATCCTCTACGATCTCAGTGTAAATCCCAATAGGCTGGCTGGAGCTATGTTGCCACAACACGGGTACAGGACGCCCAACCGCCTTCTGTTCGGCGAGCGATGCGGAGAAAGCACCAGGGGCAACAATCTCGCGATCATGATCCACCAACCCAAAAACCGATCCATAGCCAGAGAAAATACCTGGCTCGCCGTCAGCCTTAACTTTGAACTCAAAGTCTTTCAGCCGAACGGCGCCACCGGCCTGTTTGGCAGAATGGGGGTAGCTACTGAACGTCATGGATCTGCTCCGATGTAATGCCGCTATTGGAGGTGTTCGCTAGTTGAGAGATCACTGCGGCAAGCATTTTCATGCCGTCACTGTTCTCCCCCAAATCCTGCAACCGGATCATGTTGCTTTGAACAGTGAGATCTTCCCCACCCTCTTTCGATGGCATGTCTTGCAAGGCGCGCAGCTCGTTGCGCGTGCTAATGCCATTCTGCGCAAGCGACGAATAGAGCTGAGCGCGCGCCGCACTGTCTGCCTGCAACAAAGCATCGACATTAAAGCCGACCGAAATTCCTTTGGCCTCACCTGGTGCCAACAGGTGCTTGCTGACTGATGAGGTAATCCGCGAAAGGTAGGGCCGCAGTGCTAGCGTCAGGAAAGCAATCATGATCTGCTCGATACCCGACCCCCACATGGTTTGCCCTTTGGGGCTGTGTCCGATCAAAACGGGGGGCACTCGGAACCAGCGGCAGACCTCCTCAATATTGAACGCACGCGTCTCAAGGAGCTGCGCATCCTCTGGCGGCATACCGACCGGGTTCCATTTAAAGCCGCCTTCAAGCGTCATCACCTTCCCGGCATTTTTTGACCCGGTGAAGCGCTCGATGATTTTTTCCCATTGAGGCCTTTGCTCATCTGTAAGAACCTGCGGCGACTCGATAAAGCCCGATGCCTGCATCCCATTGGCGAAGAATTTTGCGGCCACTTCATCCGCTGCTAGCGCGCCACCCATGGTCTGACGCGCATAGGTGATGGGTGACATTCCCATGAGCGGATCAAGTCCAAATCCCTTGATGTGCCAGACCTTGCCTTCTGGGAGGGTTTCTATCTTTCCCCGATCATTGAAATTGTAGACAGGAACCCCGTCATTGTTGCGTTCTACTGTGGTGAGGTCTGGCCTCAGAAAGTTGAGCGACGATAACCGTGTTCCGCTTCGCGAAATCTCAGAGTAGGAGTTGCCCCAAAGGGCGATCGAGCCAGCCACGCTCTCCAGATACTCAACCGGAGTCTGATCTGCATTAGGAGACTCATTGAACAGTTCATTAACAGCATGGTCACTCAGATAGGTCCGCCCCCCATCTTGGTCACGCTGGTATAACCGCAATGGCAATGTCGCAATGACCTCCGCAAGAAGACGTACGCACGCCCACGCTCCAGAGAGTTCCAACACTGTCTCATGAGTCACTCGTTTCCCGGCGTGATTGCTGAAACTAAAGAACTCGGCCAGCCTGCCCGCGATTGGGTCAGACAGGCGGAAGCTCTTGCCACCAAAAAGGCTCATGCGCTCATCACCGCGTTGTTGAGAAAGTCATCGAGATCATCTTGTTCTTCGGGTTGTTCACCTATCTCCACACCGATTGCCATAATCGCTGCGAACAACCCATCAATCTTGTTTCCAGATGTCTCTTTACTCGGCTTTACATTTCCGGGGGCATCAGTCTCGCAAGACAAGTTCGCGCACATCCATGTAAGAACCGGGTGGTTTCCATGTTCAAAACTATGAGCGAGGCATCGTCGTTCAAACTCTTTCGATGGAGCGTTAAGCGAAGCAAATCCCTGACCAAAAGGATGAACCGGCAGCTCCTCCTTCTTTAAGTTCGTCATGAGCTGACCAGCGTTCCACCGGTCATAGGCAATCATTTCAACATCGTACTGTTCAAACACTTCGAGCAACACCTGCTCAACATAGTCGTAGTCGACCTGATTCCCTGCGGTCTGCGTTAGCGCGCCATGCTTGACCCACGTCTCATAATGGTTTTTGCCGTTTCCTGACTGCAGATCGACAGTCTTCTTGGGAACCCACATCCACGGGATGATGACCCATCGCTCGCCCGGTTCCTCCGGTGGAAAGACAAGGACAACAGCGGTAATATCCTTGACGCTTGAAAGATCAACGCCGCAATATGCCTTTCGCCCGCGCATCTTCGCAGGAAGCTCGCGCCAATAAAACGCATTGTCTTGAGTGACCGGATCAAGCGGAAACTCTGAGCATGCTCTCCAATCTTCCAGGCGTATCCAGCGGGTTGCCTGTTCGGTCCACATGTTGAGGTGATAGCGCTTGAACGTCCCCTCACGACGCGGGCTCTGTAACGCTTTTTGAAACTCACTGCGGAGATAGGCCCATTTCGGTGAGACACCGATATTCGGATTGACCCGAGCCCAAACTTTCTCGTCCTTCCAATCATCATTGTCGTTCGCGGCATAGATGACAGCAAGGGTTCGCTGTTCTGGGAGTACGCCATTAGCGATGTTTTCAGCTTCCTGGTACAGCTCCCACCCATAGCCGTATCCAATCTTCCCAGCTGTAGAGATAATCGCCTCTAACGGTTGGGCACGGGCGCCCGAAGATTGATGGACGAAAGTGTAAACTTCATCATTCGCCCACTCATGCGCCTCATCACCAATGAGCCCGCTTGCTGAATAGCCGTGTTTCCCGGTTACTTTTCCGGAAAGCGGTTTCATTACCGCCTTCAGCTGCTCGCAAAAAACATGGTCCTTAAACGCCGTCGCGACACTCGCCAGCTCATAGGAGAAACCGATCATCGTAGCGACCTTGTTGAAAACGATCGCCGCTTGATCTTTGTCCGTCGCGATCGAGTATACCTGACCGCCATACTCGGCATCACCCAGCAACATCATCAGAGCCAGGCCTGCGGCGAACTCTGTCTTTCCATTCTTACGCGGTATCCAGAGCAGTAGCTGACGATAGAGGCGTACTACTGGTCGGTCGCTTCCCTCCTCATCGTTCGGGATATGCCACCCAAATAGGAAGCGGATAATTGGGTCCTGCCAGAATGCGAGTTTGAAGGACCGACCGGCCCACTCTCCTTCGGTGTGCTTTAGTTTCGCTGGGAAGAAGTCGACGGCCTTCTGCGCCTTCACCTGATCGAAGAAAGAACCAGGCACACCGCTTGCCCGATCCCAATACATCTTGACCCAGTGAAGACGCGGGTCCTTTGCCGCCTTCTTGACCCAATCCGGATAGACGATTTTTGGAACCGCCTTCTTCCGGGTTCCCTTCTTCGCCGCCGCCTTGCGCTTTGCAGGCACCTTCCGTTTCGGAGTGGCCTTCTTTTTCGATACTCCTTCTTTGGCGGCGGGCCGCTTTTTGACGACGCGCTTCTGCGCAACAACCAATTAACTGCCCTGCCGCTAGTTCAAAAAGCCAATGAGCTGACCACCTGAGCTGCCACTTTGTTCTGCAGCTTCCGCCTTGGCAGATTGATCATTCGTGGGCTTCGCCGCAGCGCCACCTGTGAGAGGCAAACCACCAGCGGCAAGTTTCGCTTGCATGCCCTGCCGCGACAGAGGCGTCAAACCGAATTGCGCTTCCAGCGACAGCAGCTCTTTCGCAAGTTTTGCATCCAGCGCCGCAATCGGTTCAATCCGCTTCATCTTTCCGTGCGCACTATCCGTCTCATAGACCGCATCATTCTCGAGCAGAAACTCATGATCTTTGATCCACCGAGCCATCAAGACGCAGTATCGCGCGAATGTTGTTGCCATGGCATCGGTCAGCAGATGCGCTGAAGCCAGCTCCGGCGCGAGCACATCCCAAACTTTCAATGGTAGTTCGTGCGTCAACCACCATGGAGGCTGAACCTTCGGAACAGTTCCAATCGGAGCAATGGTTGTCTCTGGATCAGCGAGCTTTCGCTTGCCGGGATTTCCACGAAGGACTTTCTCAGCTTCTGGTTTTCTTGGTCGTCCCATAGGGCCCTCAAAAAAAATATCTCAAAAAAAGTTTTTCAGAATTTCGCGGCCCCGCACAAATCGTTACCCACGCCGGTCCCTGGACGGTTGGCCTGGACTTTTGACCCTCCCCCCCATGGCGGGGCTATTGGTTTGAGGGGTGATTGGGGTCTGTGTAGAGACCGGTTACCGGGTCAACGTCTTCCGAATAACCGCGCCGCTCATAGCTTTGCGTGGGGCCGTCATGGCAAGGCTTGCAACTGCTCTCCAGATTGTGGGGATCAGCGAATAAATCCCAATCGCCCTCATGTGGAACCTTGTGATTAACAACGGTCGCCGGTACTGCTCTTAGCCCTTGCCGGTCGCATCGCTCGCAATAGGGAACCTTGGCGAGCTGTTGCGCCCTTAGCCCCGACTCCGGGTCTCGCCATATCTTCCGCTTGTATAGATGCCGGTGGGCTGAGTTCCGTCGCTTCTTGTCAAAGCGTTTCTTCCGGTCGGTCTTAGCCTCTCTGCTCCGCGCCCGTTGGGCAGCGGTCCGGTAGGTCTTAGGGGCGTCTGGCATATGTCCCAACAAAAAACCCGCTAGGGCCGGACGGCGCTGCGGGCGTGATTCGAGGAATGAAGAGATTGTTATCCGCGAACGTACATTCGCGCAATCATTTTTTGATACACCTATTGACACACTATGGCTACAGCCATATATTCAATGACACAGCGCACGAAGCGCAAGGCCATTGCGGCCACCTTAAACAAAGGAACAAAGACCATGATTAGCATTCAAGCATCATATGCCCACCTCGTTCAGCCATTCCTTGGCAAAGAGCCGACGCGCTGCTACCTGCAGGGCTTCTATGTAGAAGCCGCACCGCAAGGAGGCGTCTTCATTGTCGCAACAGACGGGCACCGTATGGCTGTGTTTCATGACGAGACCGGCACCGCCGACGCACCAGCCATCATCAAATTAGACAAGGCAACAGCCTCACGTTGTAAGAGCCCCGCGCGGGACATTGAAACCGCACGGCGCTTGCTCATTTCAGATGATGGAAACGCAACAGTCACTTACAAAGACGAACCGGAAGCCATGCAACCCAAAGCAGTGCTAGACGGCTGGTCCTTTCCCAACTGGCGCCGGATTGTTCCCACGAACATCAGTGAAGACACCGCCGTCACAAGCTACAATCCTAAATATCTCGGTGACTTCACCGCGATCGCCAAGGGCTCGCGAAAGTCGGGCAGCATCATCATCCACAACAATAAGGCAGCAGGCGGCGCCGCAGTGATCTTGACTGGCCGTCAAGACTTTATTGGCGTTCTCATGCCGGTCGCATGGCGGGACAACCCTGCCCCGCGCCAATTCCCTTTTGACATAACTGGAATGGAACTCGCAATCGCAGCGGACTAAAGACAAGAGCGGCGGGCGCAAAGCCCGCTGCACACCCCGGCCATTGCGGCCACCTTTACCAAAGGAACTCAAGCCATGCTTATCAAAGACGCCCTATCCATTCTCAACCTTGCTGCAGGTGCCAGTGCAGAAGACATTGCCGCCGCTTACAAACAAGCCGCGCTGAAATACCACCCAGACCGCAACCCAGCGGGCGCGGAAATGATGAAACTCGTTAACGCCGCTCATGATGCCCTGACAGAACCGGGCGTCGACACAAACGCAGAGACATCAGAGGATCATTTTGACTATGCGGACGCTCTCAATGGCGCGCTTAACGCGATCATTCACCTTGACGGGTTGGATATAGAAATTTGTGGCGCGTGGGTCTGGGTGAGCGGCGAGACATACAAGCACCGCGCCGAGCTAAAGGCCGCAGGCTTTCGCTACGCATCAAAAAAGAAAATGTGGAACTTCCGCCCCGACAATTGGCGCTCAAAATCGCGCGGCACCATGGCTATGGACGATATCCGCGAAACTTACGGATCGGTCCGGCCAAAGCGCCCTTATCAAACCGCCATCAGCGCCTAAACCAACCCCGGCCAATGCGGCCACCTTTTCAGAAGGAACAAAAGACCATGGCTAAACTCACCCGCAAACAACGCGCCGCCCACCAAAACGCGCTGGACATCTTGAAGAAAGATCAGCTAACGGAGGATGAAAAATGGACGGTGCTCGAAAACTACCATGAAGGAGCCGAACACGCTGCAGGAGCAATAGGCGCCTTTTTCACCCCGCCCGGACTTGCTCGCGATTTCTCAATTGACGCCATGACAGGGCGCCGCGTGCTCGACATCTGCGCTGGCATTGGCGGCCTAGCCTTCCAAGTTTTCAACCGCGCGCAATACACGCGAGACGGCAACAGCCCGGCCCTAGACTATGTATGCATAGAGCAAAACCCGGACTATGTGGAGGTTGGCAAAAAGATCCTACCCGAAGCAACATGGATATGTGCCGATGCTGGCGACCTGCCAGACTTGGGGCTTGGCTATTTTGACAGCGTCATATCAAACCCGCCTTTCGGCAAGGTCCGCCGAGACTGGAAAGCCCCCCGCTATACCGGCGCAGATTTCGACCTTGCATTGGTTGACCTTGTCTCAGACCACGCCGCCTATGGGGCTTTCATCTTACCCCAAACGTCCAGCGGCTTTGTCTATTCTGGAGCGCAAATGTACCGCGAAACCAAGTCCGCAAAATATCGGAAGTTTGAGAGTGAGACCGGCCTAACATTTGAGGTCGGTTGCGGCGTCGACACGTCCTACTATCGCGGCGACTGGAAAGACGCTTCGCCCCTTTGTGAAATCTGCACAATTGACTTTGAACCGGTGCAGGAGTTGCGCCGCCCTTTAGAGAGGGCGGCGGCATGAACGCGCGAACCAATCTCACACAGCTGGAACCCCTTGTCGCGCCCGCCGCGCGGCAGGTGCTGGGAGACAGCGCGACCATAGAGGGCAGTCATTCAAGTTATGTTGCCTTTCGACATCCAACCGAGCCACTCACTATGACATTTCAATGGGGGAAGGATGGACGCATAAAGGCCTCTGCGAAACTGCCCGAGAATGTCTGCGCGGTGGCAGGCGCCTACCATGCATTGTCTGACTTTCTTCCACATGAGCAGCGCACGGCCTCAGCTGTGAGCCGGAACATCAGCGCGGAAAGGTTCGAGAAGGAGTGCGGCAAGGTGGTGCAGGAGTTGCGCCGCCATGTTTTGACACCTGGCATTCCCCTAGCCCGCAAAGGCCTGCAATCCGTCGCAGATGATCATGCCACCCACCAAGACCAGCTGGACGCGGCGGGCCTCATCGCAAAGGCTCTGCGCCAACCAGTGCGCAACCAATTCGGGCCGGTCAACACCGGCGCCCCGCAGGAATGCAAGGTGCATGTCCCCCTCGACCTGATAGACGGGGACACCTATGGGGACTTTCGGTTCTACCGCCACGGCAACGGAGAGATAAATCTCCGCGCCAGCACGGACATTCTGATAAAACTCGGCCAATATCTCGGCACACTGGTGAAGGAGGCCAGAAAAAATGAACGTGATCACAGAAAGCGCCCAGCTGCAGGGTAAGGGCAAGGATATTGGGCAAGCATTCTGCGATGCCCGATTGTCTCTAGGCCTCTCACGTCCGGCACTCGCCGCCGTGTTGGGCTATAGCGGGAAACAGGCCCAAGGCCAAATCTACGATATGGAAACTGGCAGAAAAGCCATCACGCCAGCAGTGGCGCGCCTGATGCTGGCCTATCTCCACGGCTACCGTCCAGACGATTGGCCTCAACCATCAGAACCCCAGTGAAGGAGTTCCGTGCAGGAGTTCCGTGAAGGAGTTCCGTGAAGGAGTTCCGTGAAGGAGTTCGGTGAAGAAGTGACCCTCACTTGCGCTTGCCCAAGTCCGGACGATCGCCATATGTCGTTGTACTGGGGCGCGCGCCCTCTTCCATCCAAGACAGCACAGCTTGCGACTTTCGGTCCAGCCGGTCCGCCGCCCGCTTGCTGTTGGCAGCCCCCAACGCTTCCAATCCGTCGCGCAGGAGTTGGCTTACCACCCCCTCGGTAATGCGACTGCACTTTCCCTGCGCTCTCAGCTTTTCGTTGGTCTCAAAATCGAGCGCCACGCTGACAAGCTGTTCCTCCTGGCCTGCCACCCTCAGCACAACCGCAGCAGCCCGATCTCCCATCCGGCTTTCTTCGATCATCGCCGCCAGCTGTCGCCATGCATCAATGGAGCCGGAAAACTGGTGTTGCGGATCAAACCGCCCGCCATCCACCTTTTCCTGTGTAAAATCTATCCCGCGCACCCCGCCAACACCTGCCAGAAAGAGCCGGTGAACCGTGGCGCCTGCCTCAAAAGCCCTGCGAGAGAGTTTGCCCTTCCCGCGTACTTTGGCGAGCGGCGTGCCTTTGAGCAGCTTTTCAACCTCGCTGGCCCGTCGGTGCTGTTGGCGGGTCGTGCCGGTGATGCGCAGCGGGTCTCCCTGCTGTTTCAGGCTTGCTGCAGCAGCTTTTGGGTCCCGCTGAGTGGTTTCGCGAGAGTTGCGAGGGTCATTTTCCAACCAGCCGCTGCCCTCGCTTTCTGGATTTGCCTTCTTATTCATAGACTTACCTTTTCTCTACGATAGTTGAGAGAGTTGAGAGAGTTACATCGTGTATTAGGGACCTCTGGTCTTTCATGTTCACGTGTAGCGGGGGCTTAACCCTCGCAACCCTCGCAAGTGTCCCCTAACCGCTTGTTTTGACTCCGTTTTCGCCCCCCGACCCTTGGCAGTCCAAGCCTCGCGGCACCCTCGCAACCATCGTCACGGAGGATAGGCGTCTTCCTTACTCAAAACTGGCTTGATGGCCTCGGGATGGTGCGCGATGTAGAGATAGCGGCGAATGCGCTTGTCTTCCCGCTTAATGTCGTGTTGCGGCATTTCCTTCCCAAAGGCGGTTTGAGACAGGACTTTGTAGCCATTCTCGTCACACCAGGCGCAGAAGCATTCATAGAGATAGCTGGCCTGAATACCGGGCACCTCTCCGCCCTTCTGGTTTGCCTCCCGGTCACACTCCTCACGGTTGAGCAACACCAACTGCGTCCGAATAAAGTTGCCAACGCGGTCCACATCTTGACGGTGTTCAGCGGTCAGCTGTTCGACTTCAGGAGGAACCTGCAATCCGGAAGTGAGGTAGATCTCAAGACCCTTGAGCAGCCAATTCAGAATGCCCGATCGCTCGGCATCAAACTCCGCCAACACGTCCGCCATCTTTCGTTTCTTCGTGTTGGTCTGCTCCATCGTTACCCGCCAGGGCACGATCAACAGCCGCCGCCAGATGCCAAAATCTGAGCCTAGAATATTGGGCATGCTGTTGCCGGACATGATCGCCTTGAATTCTGGTGTGAACTCAAAGAAACCTTGTTGCAGGTGCCGCGCCTTCATCGGTTCGCCACCTGTCAGCGCCTTAATCAAATTCTCTTTGATTGGAACATTCTTTGGCAGCTCCGAAACGATCACCAATCGCGCGGCTGGCAGATCAGCAATGTCCGGCGTGGCCTGGTCGCCCCGGCGCTGACCATCACCCGCCACAGACTCCGGATTGAGCGTCGTCGCATATTGGCCGAACAACCTTCTGATCGCCTCAGTGAAGGTCGACTTGCCGTTCGCCCCAGTTCCATAATTGAAGATCAGCACTTGCTCATCGGTCTTCGCCGTCATGGCATAGCCACAATAGACCTGCAAAAATTCTCGCATCGCCGGATTTGGCTGAAACATTTCCAGCATCTCAAGCCATTTGGGACACGTCGCCTCCGGATCATAAATCGCTGGCATCAGCTTGGTAATGTGATCGTCGCGCTGATGCTCTCGGAAAGAAAATGCAGCTCGACTGCGAATAACATCCGGGTCCGGACTATCTTCATCCTCCACCTGTGCAGCGGACAGCGTCCCGTTCTTGAAATTGATGTCCATGGGCGCGGCGTCCATGTCGTCCGGGCAGACAGTCCGGTGCGGCAAAGCCTGCGTGATCATCCCTTTAATCTTCGTGCTATTGCCCGAGGATATGGAGAACTTTCGCCGCTGCGCGCGCCTCTCAGACAGGCGCTTCTTCACCATCTTCGCGCGCGCCAAGGCCGCTTTCTGATCGTCATCTAGATCATCTGGGTCAATCTTTTTGAGCGCAACCGCTCTATCAAGTTCGGCTTGCTCATCCGGCCACAGTTCCAACACATTGGCCTCGACATTGATCAGAGCGCCGGTTCGTTGCGCACATCTGGTGGCATACTCATCACCGCCCAGCCGCTCCCAATGGGTGTGGTGCCACCCATACCAGCCGACCTCGCGCACATGCAGGAGGTTCGCACCGAAATATCGTAGGAAGCGTTGCCCGTTCCCCGTGTCATTCATCGGAAGGCTCGATCCCCACTCAATATCGTCGATAGGCACTCCGAAATTCGCATGCGCGCCCCCCTCCTCAGGCATGGGTCCGCTATGCGAACCCTCGGCGAAGCCATCAGGTGGGACAAACTGCGAGGGTTTTGGCCATCCCTCTCCCGAAGGAGGGGGTGCGGGGGTGCGAGAAGAGGAAGCCGGGGGTTTTTCAGACAAGGGATTTGGTCCCGGCTGCGCCGGGCCTCTCGCCCTTCGGGCGGTTCGTTGCTGACCACGGGTCAAGCGTTCGCGGTGGTTCTGGCGAATGTCGTCCAGGTCGCGGGGTGTCTTCTTGCCTGCGGTGAGCCCGCTCTCGATCGTCGCTTGTACTGAGTGAAGGCCGTCATCTGCGACCAACCCGTTTTTGCTAGCCGCTTCCTCGAGCGCGGCAATCAACACCGCCTCCGACAACGCACCAGCCGACACCAACCCGCCGAGCTTCAAGGCCGCATTGTTGAGCGCTTGATTCCGGCCCCCAGATCCCTCACGGGCCAACTCATTGCATTCCTTGTCCAGGGCAGAGAGCGCGTATTTTCGCACCTCCTCCTCGACCGCAGTCTCGATCGAGCCCTTACCCTCGCGCGAATTCTCCGGCGCAGCTGCAGGTGCCGCCTTGGGCCGTCCACGGTTCTCGGGGGAAAAGCTGCCCCGTCCTATGATCAGGTCTAGCAGCTTTGATGGCGCATGCGGCGCGGTGAACTTGTCGCCCTTGGTCGACGGTCGCGTGTGCCAGGTGTACTTGTTGCCGGTCCCCATCACACTAGGTGGAACGATCACGTAACCGCCCTCGCTCCGCACATCAACATGAGTGGCAATGGCCTCCGGCGCGGCTTCTACGCCCTCAAATTCCCCGACACGCTTAAACAGATTTGCCTTGTTCCCGAGCTTGACGGTTTCATCCAACATGCCTGCAGGATAGTGAAACCAAATGTGAAGCCCGCCAGACTGGGTCTCTGCGATCGGGCCTTTTGGAAGACCTCCGCACCACTCATCAAGCGCAGCGAGCATATCCCCGACCGGATGGTCGCGCGGGTCCAGGTCGACCACGAACACGCCTGACGCCTCACCACATGGCATGCCAATCATGGCTTTGGGCCAGGTCTCCCACCAGATGCGGATTTGACGCGGGTCAGTGGTCGCCGCCTTAAGACCGCTTTCCGTCAAAGGATTCTTCTTTGCAGGCGAGCACGGAAAAACCGGAATGCCGCGTTCCGCGAATTTCAGCGCCGCCTTGTGGGCCTCAGACTGGGTCATTCAACTCCTCTGACTTAATCGCATCTGGATCAAGCGCGCGCCGCGCACGCTCTCCCCTGTCATAAATGATGGACGGCGGATTAACATGTCGCATGGCGATACGGGTGCAAACGTATGTGTCTTCATCAGCATAAAAGCAGAGCGCATCTGTCAGCTTGTTGATGGTCTTACCCTTCTGTAGAAGGGCCTCCTCTGACGACTCGGCATATTCCTTCCAGGTCACCTTGCGCATCGTCCCACAGCCGTTCGGACAGACTTGGGTCTCATCCCGTGCAGACACGCGCCCCGTCTTTGCATGCAACGTCGATGTCATGAGCCAACACTGACAGTCAGGACACGTTTGCGCTCCGGGGACATATAGCTCCGCCGCCCGTGCCGTCTTCGCCATCTTGTTCAACACCCGTCCGCTTGGTCGGTGGGCGTGTCTACGTCGACTCTGCCGGTGCCTCATGACTTCCCTCCGAACATATCTGGCGTTTCTGGATGGTGTTTCTGGACCCAGCGCCGCACCTCGATTGCCACCTCGAGATATTCCAGCGAGGGTTGTTGATCCACCTCCTGGCCGGGGCGGAAGGCGCGGAAAATCCGGGTCCGAAGTTCCTTCGGCAACTTGAACCAATGCGTGTTGCAGCCCCACATGGCAGGCGGCACCTCTTTGCGGCAACCCGGCCAATGGCAATGATGCTTGCGGGACTGTGGCGCCGCTCGCACATAGTCAGCTTTGCTTTGCATGCACTTTACCCTCTAAGGTCAGGCAGTGCGGACATACCCACCCCCGCCGTTTTCGCTTCCATCCATGGCGCCGCGCGATCGATTCCAAAACACGCTTACCCGTTATCAACGCTTCTTCCGTATGCTCGGTCTGCAGCTGCAGACTGGCGCCGTCCCAGTCGTCACACTTTTCCCGCAGCTCTGGCGCATCTGCGCAGTGGATCTGCAGGAAGAAGGTCAAATCAGCTCCCCCTCCGGTTCCCAGGCCCCAATGGTGAGATCTCGCCGGTCGTAGAACTTCTTCCTTCCGCCTGGCGGGAGCCATTTCACCTCAACAGGCGGTAGCTGGTTCATGCGTAGCGTCTGACACCGTTCGATCTGCGCCACGTCAAATACAAACCATGCGTAGGATGTGGCAGAGCGGGCGCCATGGTCATATCTTCCTTTGACCATGGGGATACGATCGACAGAGATATAGACAGAGACAGGACGCAGCGGCCCATCGAAGATTTCCTTATGGCGCTCACCGGACTCAAGCCAGACGGTGCGCAGCAAAAACGCAATTCCCTTACGGGGGCGAGCGGCGAACGCCGCTTTCAGAAAATCGAGCGCCGCGTTAAACGGCGGGTTCGTGATGATCCAGTCCACCCGCCCACCCGGCAACGATTTCGTGCCAAGTGTCGTATCCAGAAAATCACTGACTGGAAAGTTCCGCCCATAATCAAAAACGTCGCTGCCATGTACGGTCCCGAATGCATCGCGGAGCCCAGCAACCATATGACCTTCCCCACAGGCCGGGTCATAGGCAATGAGCTTTTTTGCTTCACCTTCAAAAACATGATCGCAGAACGCGCGCGCGGCCCATGGTGGCGTTGGAAAATAGTCGAGACTGTCAGGAGGCTCCCGCCTTTGGTTCATGACTGCCGCGCTGGTATTTGGAGTCATGCCGCAGCCCTCTCTTCCATCAGGAACCCACAATTGGCACGAATATTGGCCGCAGCGTTCTGCGGGCAGACTGCATTTCCGCACTTCTCAACCTGGACAGTCTTGGTCAACGGCTTGTTTTTGTGACGAAGGTCAATCGTATAGTCGTCCGGAAAGCCTTGCGCGCGGAACAATTCACGCGCAGTCAGCATCCGCATACCAATGTCGTAAATCACGTAAGGCTCTCCGGCGACATTGACAGTGACAAGCGAGAAACGGTCTTTCGTCGTGACGGTGTGGAAGGGCTCTCGCAGCTCAGGTGCCTGGTTAGTGTCGTAATATTTGGTGAGAAAAGCACAGACCTGAGCGGCGTGTGTCCCGCCAGCGGTGATGGCTGCAAGGGGCTCCTCGATCGAGCGGGCGCTTCTCGCACTTCCCTTCATGTTCATCATATGAGCGGCAACAAGTTGTTGCTGCGTTCCCCGTCCGGTCACGGTCGAGAGTGGCTTAGCCACGGGATGCCCAACAACGCCGGTATTGTGCTGTGCCATGAACGCAGCGACCAACGCCATACCACCCCCCTTCGGGCTCGCAGTGATCGTCCTCAACGGTTCGTGAATTGAGTTCGTTCCATTGGGGTTCGAGGCGTTCTGCACGTGCACGATAAAAGGGTCCGCCGAGTCCAGCACATAGCGTTTCACCCCTTTTGCTACCCGTTCCAGTGTGTTTGGCCGCAGGGGACGGTTGGCCCTCAACCCATATTTTTTCAATATCTCTTGTCTCGTGTCGAAGATCGACGGACAAGGTAGTGACCAGTCAATACATTCTGCCGCCGTGCGCCATGGCAGGAGCTTTCCAGATTGAACATCTGCGCTATCGGCCTTTCCGTGCGTCGCATCGGGCCAAACAATCGGCTCACCGTCGCAACGAGCAATGATGAAAAGACGCTTCCGGATCGTGGGCGCACCAAACTGGTGAGCGCGTTGCTCGCGCCATTCAACCTTGTATCCAAGCCCGCGTAGCGCTCTGATCCACTTTCTAAAGGTCTCACCTCTCCGATCAGGATCGGGTTCATCTCCCTTTAGCGGGCCCCATTGCTGAAACTCCTCGACGTTCTCAACCATGATAACTCTTGGCTTCATGGGAGAACGCAACCTGGCCCAACGGACAACCACCCATGCAAGGTCTCTAATATTCTTCTGGACTGGTTTGCCACCTTTAGCTTTGGAGAAGTCCTTGCAGTCGGGCGAAAACCATGCCAGCCCGATTGGGCGGCGGTCAATCACGTCAAACGGGTCTACTTGCCAGATGTTTTCTGAAAGGTGCAGCGTGTCTGGATGATTAGCAGCGTGCATCGCAAGTGCCGCCTCATCGTGGTTGATCGCAATGTCAGGACTGCGACCGAGGGCCAATTCAATCCCGGTTGAGGCGCCGCCACCTCCGGCAAAACTGTCAACGATAAGTGGCCTCACCATCGAAACAACGCCCCCTCAAACCGATCGCCGCACTCAGGGGCAAAATAATCTGCAAACTCCCGCGCGCTGTTGAAGCCGTCAGCACGCGCAAAGACATCGAACGCTATGAATTGTTCATCAGCTGCTCTACCGAGGTTCCAGGTCAGCACCTGTTGCGGGAGGCGGATGTCCTCGCCAGGCTGTCGAGGGTTGATGCGCACGGTGATAAACTCTCCGTAGAGCGCCAAACAACAACGGTCGATCGAACACCGGGAGATAGTGGCATCTACTTGGCCGATGAACTCCTTCTCGGGTGTCCGCGACTTCCACCACAAATGTAGCGGGACCGAAGAAATCTCCCGGTTCGCATATGCTTCAACGATGGGTGCATATTTCGGGCCGAGTTTCCGGATCGTCTGACGTTTGACGCGGGCGGTCCCAACATCATGGCCTTGCCATTGTTTTACACCTGCCTCGACCATGGGCCGCATTTCAGGGACGGAAAAACTCATCAGCATGTCAGCTACTCCCCGTCATGTTCGATTTTATGCTCATGCAGCGGGTCGCCCTCATCGGCGCTGAGATACATGTACGGATGATGCTCAACAGCTTGTTTGATGATCTCCGCCGCGCAATTGAAGGCAAGCGCAGCCGTCCCGACGCTTACGTCCTCCGGCTCCTGCAGTGAAGACCAGACCTGCACGGCGTTCGCGAAATAGCCGGTGTAAAGATGGCAGCCCGGTTGCGCATACCATTCTTGTTCAATGCCCCAAGGGTCCGAATAGTTCCCCTCATCATGCAGAACAATGTCCTTCATGCCGCCGCTCCTTTTTTTGGCTCATCAGCGAAAAGCTGGTTGTAGACAGCTGCCTCCGACATCTTCAGCTCCTTGGAAATCGCCACCGTGTCGACGCCAAGTTCAAACAAGACGCGCATCTGCTGACAAACCGCGCGGTGCTCCAGCACTTTTTTTGAGCGCTGCGAAATCTCGTAGGGCTTCAATGCCGTTTCTCCCCAAGTTTGAACGGCACAACAATGTCAGACACTTCACTGCCGCCCGTGATTGTGACCCTGTCTTCATGAGCGTTGAGAGCATCCGAAATCATGTCCGCATACATTTTCAGACGCGGCGTGCAGATAATCTGTCCATGGGCATCCCGCACCATGGGTTGCCCATCTTCTATATGCGCCGTATACGGAGCGTTTGGTTTTTTGATCATGTCACCCTCTCTAGAAAAATCGCGGCGGGAGACAGGACTGACATTGCCCTTACCGGGACAGCCTGAGCGCACATCAGGCTACGCGCACCTGCCATGGGGGCCTTGCGGGCCGTACCACCTGTTGCCGGGTCCGTCTTCGTCACTGCTCGAGTCCCTTCCCGTCTCACCGACTTCCGTCTGCTTTCGCAGCCGCCGCTACTCACGTCCCCTGTGTGCGAGGGAACGCGCATTTCATTCCGGCCAAACCCCAAATGGCTTCGCAAAACCACGCATGGCTTTCTCACTTGCCAGATAGACTGGTGGCTGGGTGTGCCCCATCACCGCGAGGTAAACGCAGCCTGTCCGGTTAACTTCTGCCAGCTCTGCAACGGACAGCTTCCAGCAAGAAATCACTTGTGCCTGGGTGCGAAAAACCGGGAGCGGCGAAACATTCTCCACCCCCTCTGGCGCGCCCAGAACAAGGTTGCTTCCTTTGAAGTCAACAGGGTCGGCCATCACGCACCTCCGCAAAAACTGAGAATATGAAAAGGCTCGCAGACACCGGCAGAAAAAGAACGTGCAGCCTTAAGTCCTGCTAAAACGCGGACCTCATCCGGACGGCCTTCAAGAGCGTGCATTGCGCCAAGCGCCAAGTCCCTGCCACACCCAACCGCCTGAAACGACCAGAGAGACTCTCCGATCTGAAAGTCGTTATCGACGAGGAAGAGGCGGTTCTCAAATCCAACCAAGAACGTACCCCCCTCTTCAACCCCATCCTTCGTAGTCTTGTATCCACCATCGTCGAGGCAGGCACGAACGGCATCAATGAACGAGGTGCACATGTAGCCAAACACGTCCTCCTCGCGCTGCCGCGCCGGAATGTCCAACGAGTATTGAAGCAACTGGCCCATCCGGAACGAAGAGGTAAAACCAAACAACATCTCTCCCTTCAGGAAAACTTTGGGGTCGGCACGAGCTGTGAGGGATAAACCTGCAACGCCTGCACTATCTCCGCCCATCCACATCCCGTCGCTCGAGACACATGCTGCTATGCAAGTCATTCATCACCCCGCCATTTGACGCAGGTGGACCGCGACAGGGTCCGATGAGCGGGCGCACCTGACACCGCACCCGGCTGTGTCACAGCCTCTGTCTCTGTCACCGCACACGCGCCAACAGAGGGAAAAATCAAAAATCCTAGAGCCACACCAGCGAGCAGCCCACCAGTCAAAGCCATCATCACGGCGCCTGTTGAAAATCGTTCTTCTGGTAGATCAAGCACCATTTGTCCCCTCATCCCGCGACACGGCTTGCGACAGTTTTTTCAGCCAGTCGGCGCGCGTCTGCTTGCTGAGCGGAAAATGAACCACCTCGCCATTGTCCTTGATCAGCATAAGCTTGACGCCAGCCTCGCCGTGTTCAGCCCCCTCAACCAAGTAAATCTGGTCATCAAGCTCAACCTTCGGCCTGCGATTAAACAATGCTGGAAAGAGACCCCGGCCACGGGGTTGGGGTAGCTGCCCACCAGGAGAAAATCCGCGCATCAGGTCGCACTCCTCTTGTCAGGAAAAGGGTAGATGGTTGCTGACTTCGATCGGACCGCATTGCGGATCGCGTGGGTCCGGTCGATCATTTCCATGCACTCATCAAGTTCTTGATGAACAGCCTTGAGCAGCTTCCGCCGAATGCCGGGCTCTTTGTGGCATTCATCGACCATCAATTCCGCCAGCAATTGCGTCAGCACATCGATCTGTTCAAGCTTTGATTGTCCGAGCACCTGAGCCATCAGCATGTCCCGCCGCAGGGACGTATAAAGGTCGCCGCTCATGCCATTGACCCCTTCGCATACCAGGGGACCGCTTTGCCAGCTTGCTCGGCACGCTCTGCCAAATTAACCGACGACGCACCAAAACCACCTAAGCGCGCATGACAGGCATGAATGGAGTCATGCAGCTCCTTGCAGCGGTTAGCTGTTGCGCCGTCTTCAAGGATCTCGCGCACCGCGCGGAACACCTCAACATCACATAGTCGCAGCGCGTCCCCAGTCAGGCTCTCTAGGCTGCGCCGCAAAACAATCAACTCGTCAGGTGTAGGCCTCTCAGACAGCAGCGAGAACGACAGAGCCCGAAGATAAAACGCCCGAAGGCAGCGACGATCAGTTTCCCTGGTCATGCGCCCTCGCCCTCTTCGTCTCCAAGCCAGCAATAACCCCTTCAATCAAACTGGTTTGCGCCAGCACATTGCCCCGCGCTTGAATAAATTGTTCAAGACATAGGGCCGGAAGAAACGCTTCATCGTCTCGGAGGTCGACAAGCTTTTTGCTCCCTTGCATGATTTCCAGGCGTGTGTTTCCTTCGCTCACCACCATCAGATACCCCTCAGAGGGAGTGGCCGGCTCAGCATCACCATCGGCTATGAGGTCAGGATTGATCACATCAAACCCCCTGTTCATCAGGCCAGTAAGCAGGTAGCCCCACTTCGCCAGCTTCCGTTTCACGTATGACATGAAGGCCTCTTTCTCGAAGACGCTCGGAAAATGTCCGCGCATGCGCTGTTCGCGCTGCCTCCAGGGCAACATGGGCCGCATACTCTTTTTTTAATTGGTGATACCGGCCCGAACTCACGCTCTTGAGTTTGCCGTAAAAGATCCGCAACGCTTGGTCTTCACTCATGCTGAGCTTCGCCGCCAGGTGTGCGATCGCCGGTCCAGTGCGCAGATGCAATTCGCGCTCAGTGGCCTTCACGAGGTCCTGAAACCAGCACTGCGCCTCCTCGACAAAATGGGCTTCGGCAAAGCTGTTCATGTTCTCTGGCTCCAAAGCCCAAAAAACTTTGCGCCAGACGCAAAGCGTTTCCGCCAATATTTCTTTCGTCGATAACGACCGAGCGAGGAGAGAAAGCGATGAACAATTGTCGGACCCGCGTAGCAAGAGATCGGGATATAGAGCCCACGCTGATCTGCAACGTCCCAAAGGTCGGGGTGGCGGTCGCCATGGACAACGCCCGCACGTCTCCATCCCTGCACAGCGCCGGGAGAAACACCGAAGGCACGCGCGCAAAGGCGCACGCTGCCGAACAAATCAATTAAGGGGGCAGGGAGTAAGGTCATGACACGAACGTATCATCAAATGATACAACGTCAATCACTTTTTGCTACAGACGATGGTGTGTATTTATCGCAAAATACACCCATGGCGAAGGACAAACGAGTCGGGCTCGAGCTGAAAGCCCTGAGAACAGAGGCGGGGTTTTCCTCCCGTGGCTTCGCCGACGCCATCCAAATCAATGCAGCCAGCTATGGCTATTACGAAAACCGCTATAAGAAGCGTCTGCTTCCGCCTGAAATGATGGAGGCTATCCTGCCGGTTCTCACCAAGGCTGGGATCAAGAAAGAGCGCGTTTTGGCGCTTGGCGGGGAACTGCAAGGGTCTCAAGCACTAGAAGAGACCACGGACACCGCAGAGTTGGCCGACCAGCTGGCCGAATTGGTCCGCCTCTTCTCCCGCATCAAAAATCCCAGAAAGCGGGCTTTGCGGATGCAGATGATCGTGGCACTTCTCTCTGAAGATGAAGAAGACAACGGGAGCACTTTGGCTAATCCGAGCGGTCCGACTGCGTCTCGGCGATCATAATGTCGATCACTTTTTCCAACCGTTCCGCCTGACGATCACTGATCAGTGTCAGCTTTTTAGCCAAATCTGCGCGGATCACAACCGGCGCACGGCTGCGATATTGACTGAGATAAATTAGTTTTGTTGACACAGCTCCTCCTAGCCGATTCTACTATAAAACCGGTATTTCGAGAGCGTCAACCTTTTCAATGGCAGAATTGAGGCCGACCATGCAGAGCAAAAGTGCAAAGCGAATGGACTTCTACGAAAGTATGGCGAGCGCCACTCTGCTGGACGATCGAACGGCAGCATTGCGCAGACTGATAGAAAGTCATGGCTTCGACAAGTTTGCGGTCATGCTGCAAATCAACCCCATGTCGCAAACCCCACACGCTTTTGAAAACTTCCATTTAATCGACCAGCGTGAGCCGTCATGGGCCGAAGCCTACACGACAGAAAACCTCGCCCGCATAGATCCCACATGGTCCGCTGATCCAAGCTTCCTACTGCCCCGCTTCTGGGATGATATTCCGCAGACCGACATTCAGAAAAAGCACATGGAACGCGCGGCGATCGACGGCGGAGCAACCAATGGATTTTCCGTCATTGTGCCAGCGCCAGGGGGCGACGGCGGCGGCTTCTCCTGTTCGGGCCGTGACAAGCGCGCTGAATATGGTGTGGCGCTGGAAATTTTAAGCGCAGTGCAGATCTACCGCATTTATGCGCAGGCTGACTATGCCGCAGAAGCTGCAGCCTCCATCAACCTATCCGAGGGGGACATCCGCATACTACGTTTATTGTGGGAGGGGTACAGCTCCGCCGCAATCGCTGCGCTAGAAGACTGCAAGGAAGCAGCGGTGAACCAGCGCTTCTATGACATCCGCCAGAAGCTTCAGGTCGGAAAGAACATTCAAGTGATCAACCGCGCATTTGCTGTCGGGGCCCTTCCTTAACTTTCTCAGGTAGTCCCAAAGACTGTAGCGGATCAATCTGCTCCCGAACTAAATTTATCGGGGGCACCATGGACTTTCATCACATCACCACTAAAAACGCCTGGGCACATAAGCAGCTCATGGCAGCGCATTCACGCGCCCGCGCGCTCATATTTCCGAGCTGGCCTGCCCCCAACTATCTCGCCGGGTTCGAGGGAGACATTTTTGATCAGGCGCAATTCAACCCCACTTGGGCATCCGTAACCTGGCAAGGCCAAACAATCGCTGTGGGCAGAATGATCCCCGCCGATGGCCCCTGCACCATGGTTGAACAATGCTGGGCCGAAGGCATCACAACGCCCCTCCCCGACAAGGAAGCCTCTGTTGAGCTTCACCGCATCGGCCATATCCCCGGCCTGCCACCGGCTGTCGCCTCTCTCGCCGTATTGAAAATTCAGCTGGGCCTCTGTGATCTGATGCTGGCGCAAAACAAGTCCGCATCTTTCTTTCTCACGCCACTCCGGGTTGCCGAAACCACCCTGAAAGATGCTACCCGGCATGGGCCACCCGTCACCGTTGATGGCAAACCATTCATCGTTGTTTCAACACCGATCGAGGCCGATGCCGTGGCGTTCCTCCGTGACATGGTCGACGAGCTAGAGGCTGGATTGAGCCCAGAAGATCTGGCTACCGAGGCGGGTGTCGCATCATGACCGCTGAGAGAGAAAGATTCCTCCGCGATTGGTATCGCCTTATGAAACAACACGAGTCAAGCAGCGATCCTATCATCCGATATGCAATCGACCTAACAGGGCCAATCATGGATGAAGTGCTAGAGAAAGCGGCAAAAGGCGCGGGAGAAAAGCCGACCACCACAAAAACCACCCTCCGACTGGTCGACGAAAACGGGTCCAGCTAAACCCGGCGTATCATTTTTTGATTGACTTTCGTATCACTTTTTTTCAATGCTCTCCGACGATTGATCGGAGACTTTGCCATGCAGGCCCCTCATACTCGCCAATCTAGAGCACCCGTGCCAGACGCGATCACTTTGTCACACAAAGACGCAGCTGCAATGCTGGCGCTCGAGCCAAGAGAATTAAAGCAGTGTGCAGAGCTGGGCCTTGTTGATTTCTGGACCAAGAACCAAAACGCCAAGAAGGTCCACCGCTTCTACAATGTGGAAGATCTGCGCCTGCTATCGATCAAGATCAGGGAGGCCGGATGCCTGGAAAAACTACTGACATTGTCAAACGCATCCGCTACCCCAAGGGGCACAAAAAAGCGGGGCAGCTCTCCCCGTTCTGGCACGAAAACGTCACCGTCTCACGCCCGGACGGGACAGGTGTTAGACTTCGAGGCAGCACTCGCACAAACGACAAAGCGGTAGCGCGTAAACGCACCCTCTCAAAAATGCGGGCGATCGAGCAGGGCCTTGATCAGTTGGAGCAACGGCAGATCACGTTGGACGCCGCTCTCACCCGATACTGGCTTGACCATGTTTGCAAGGGAACAGGCACCCCGATACTTGCCAGCGCTGAGACGATCGCCATCCACAGCCGCAATCTGTTGCGCCTGATGCCAAAGGCGACGGAGACCGACCCGGTTTACTTGCATGATATCACCAATGCCGCCGTGCAGCGGTTTTCTGCGTTGCGCCATGGCGAACCGATCCGGAACCGCAAAGCGACAGCTAAACCTCAGACGGTCTCAGCCCGCACCGTCAATGCCGATTTGACCCACCTGCGGGCGGTTCTGCGAATGGCCGACCAGGTCTGGCGTCTGGACGTCCACCCCAAACGCCAAGACGGACCTTACCTGATGCCCGATCCGATCATTTGGGATGATCGATTCCTGCCGGTCGCCGACACACCTGTCCGAACCCTGCCAGATGATCGCATAGCTCACGCTCTCGAATGGTGCGCGCGGCCAGAAAACAAGACTTACGCCCATGTCGGAGATCTCCTACAGGCAGGGATATGGCAACCCTTCCGCCGCACACCCCTCACCCGTCTAGACTGGTCGCAGCTCGACATGGAAGCACAGGAAATTGAAGTCTTTGAGAAAAGCAACAAACCAGGAGGAAGGCGCCTGCGGCAACCCATGACCCGCGCATTCTATATCTGGCTCTGCAATCGCGGCCCACAGGCCCGTGGACGTGTCTTTAAGCGCTGGGACAAGCGATCAGGCCCGATAGGCGAGAACGGGCGTCAAACCGGCGCATGGGTGCCCTTCGACGAATTTAAGCATGCCTGGGAGACCGTCCGGCGCGAGTGCGGGCTTGGCACCATCACCTGGCACGAAGCCACCAGAAAGACCGGCGGCACCAAGATTGGCCGGAAAGTGAGCCCACTCGCGGCCCAACGAGCGCTCGGCCATGCAGACCTACAAACCACGCAGCGCTATCTAGGCCTCTCAGATCCCGAACTGCGCGCGGCAATGGACCTCGCTGCCGACGATTCCCTGTCACCAAAGACAAACTTTAGACAAACTATCGAAAGCACGTCCCCTCGACGCAAACCGCGCCGAGGGAAATAGCCATACTTTTCAAGTACTTAGATGGTCGGAGCGGCGGGATTTGAACCCACGACCCCTTGTCCCCCAGACAAGTGCGCTACCGGGCTGCGCTACGCTCCGTCATATCTTCCAAGGCGATGGAGGGTGGTCCTCAGAAGGAGCGGCACTATAGAGGCGCACCCTCTGCCGATCAACGGGCCTGGACCTGGAAAAATCTGTTTTACAGCTAACGATTAGCGAGACGGCTCTTCTTCGTCTGTGTCGCCGTCCAGGTCTGCCTTCAGAGCTTCAAGACGGCGGGCGATACCTGTCAAAATCGACTTGGCCGTCCTATCAAGACCGTTCTCTTGGCCGTCCGCGTCAGAGGAATCATCCCCCCCGCGTTCGACAACAGTTCTGGCAATGCCAGCGACAGAATCATCATTCGCTGCCCGACCCGTCTCCATGACAAATCGGACGCCCTGATCGCGAAAGACCTTCTGGACACCTTTGATCGTATATCCGTCCTTGTAGAGAAGCGCACGCACGCCGCGCAGCAGATCCACATCCTCGGGCCGATAGTACCGGCGCCCGCCACCGCGCTTCAGCGGCTTGATCTGCGCAAACTTGCTTTCCCAAAACCGCAATACGTGCTGCGGCACATCCAGTTCAACCGCAACTTCGCTGATCGTCCGAAACGCATCGGGCGATTTTCGCGGGCTTGTTGTCTCAATTACGGTCATATCAAACGATTGCGCTTTTCCTTGGAGAGGCGGTCAATCTGCAATTCCTAATCGGCAGCTTGGTCGGCCGACCCAGTTGAGCTGATCCCCGTAAGGCTAGCACCTGCGGCCTTTGCGACGGTCAGCGCCTTGTTGATCTGTTCTTTCAACACGTGGCTTGGACGAAAAACGAGTACCCGACGTGGTTTAATCGGCACCTCTTCACCAGTCTTCGGGTTTCTGCCCATTCGGCCACCCTTCTGACGGACAGAAAAAGACCCAAAGGAAGATAGCTTCACAGTCTCTCCCTCAGACAAACTGTCCCCAATTGCAGTCAGCACAGACTCGACAAGATCTGCCGACTCATTCCGTGACAAGCCGACTTCCTGATAAACCGCTTCGCTCAAATGAGCGCGCGTAATTGTTTGCCCCATGACCATCCTCTCGCGTTGTCACAAAAGGTAGGCCAGCGGAATTATCC